TTGCAATGATCCAACTGCATAACCCCCAGCTGGGGAAACTTGTTGCGGTATAGAGTAAGAAATCGAATCGGAAGGATTCTCCTGCTCCCCCATAAATTTAACCCAATTGTTCCAGACCAAACGATTAGGTACAAAGAAGAACTGCGTGTCGATATGGAGATTATCCATAACCGGAAAAATGGGGGTTGCCAAGCGACCGAAAAGCGTTGCATTAACGTTAAAAGTATCACCAGGTAGTACCTCCTCACACATAATAGGCACAAGATAGCCAGAATCAAAAGATGTTTTCAAAGTCTTTTGCATCTGAAAACGAGAGCGCGGAATATCCGCCTTAGGAACCATCGCAAAACTATGCGATGAAGCAGACTGATTATGAAACATTAATAACTCCAAAAGTTAAAAAAAAGCACCCCCGAAGGGGTGCAAGGGTCAAACAGCGGCAACTGCTGAATTAATAACGTCCTTAGCACGAACAAGAACTACGGGGCCATCTTCGGTGTGAAAATCACCGGTATTATCATCATACTGGCCCAACAAATACAAATCAAAATCGTCGGGATGCTTGTTAAGCTGGTTGTCATCAGCTTTACGATTAACTTCGTCAGTAAAATCCCGAATAGCAACGTTGCGGTGTGCAACGAAAAAAGGACGCATAAAAACGCCAGAAGCGCGATCTTGAACAGAAACTACAAATTGCAACATATTAGACCTTAAAGAGTTCGTTTTGATTGATTTAAGCGAGCATCAACTACAGATTTTCTCGCAATTTTGCGGATGGGTAAATTCTCATACATATTACGCTCTGCATCCATGTCGGCTCTCACCGACGAGCGAAACTGCATTTCTAAAGCTAAATCATGACCTACCTCCTTTAACAAAGTTTTGTAATAACGGGGAACTGGGGCGCGTGATCCTTGCGAAGTCACAACAGAACCAGTAGGGAAAACATCAGACATAAAATAATCTTTAAACCATCCTTTACCGATCCCCTTAGACATTAGCATGAATTCGGGATTCGGAAGAATGATCTCACCACCTTCAAGATGTGCCAGGGGCACAGGTGAGACATTAGGCCCTTTGAGTTTTTTCATGATATATCGCGCAATATAGGCAGCACTCTCGAAATTGAGAGTACCGATGAGGTGGTTTCCGATAGGGTTTCCAAACCGATCTTGCCAGTGCTTATCAACTGAAGCAGAAATGTAAGTAGGGTCACCACCAGCAGCACTACCAAAGCGCACGCGATCATCACTAAAGTCCACTCCAAACAACGCAATATGAAAGTGAGGACGTCTGGTTTTTTCTCCATACTCTCCACTCGCTACATAACGAAATTTGAAATTTTTGCGCAAACGTTTAAAAAAACGTTGGAGGTCATCCTTCCACAACTGTCCGTATTCAGGTAAATGATCATCATCATACGTGAGGTTCAGCATACAAGATTTCTCGTGCATCATCTGTTCGTGCGTAATACGAATAGCCCACTCTCTCGAATAAGCTAACCTGCATTCCACACATTGACCGCACTTGAGAGGACCGTGTGAAGGATGTGACCAAAGGGCAGTACACACAATACCTTACAGTCGAATTCCACCACGCATCGGACCAGCCACAATATTTGCAATCTGGGTACGTCCTACGTTACGGCGAAAATGCGAAGCAGAGCTGTGTTTATTTACAGGGTTACGGGATAGCGGTTTCATTGAATCTCCTTGGTAATTGGTGTCAATGGGCACAGTTACATCAAGTAATGCACTGTGCCCATATTAACTCATTCCGGCTTAGACGCCGTAGCCTCATCTGTCGCTTTTGCGACAGACGAGGTCTCTTTAGGGATTGCCAATCCCAAACGGATAGCTTCATCAACGTTTTCAGGATTTGCAAAAAACTCCAAAAACGCCTGAGGCGAGTTATTAAACCTCGCGCGTACTTTAGCGTCCAAACGCATAAAGTTCTCATCCGCCTGGCGAACAACATTCATAGCGGATTGGAAATCAAAAACACCTTCGTAATCAACATACTGAGGCATGGTGGCGGCCGTAGGCAACACACCAGACTTAAGAAAACGATCAACAATCGTATTGATATCAGCTTCCTCTTTAAACTGTTGCTGAGTCAACGAAGAATCATCACAACGAAGACCAGTCTCATTAGAGACCTGGTCAACATCATAATTGTAAGGAGAACGAAGAAAAACAGACATATGAAAACTCCAATCAAAAAACATTTAACGACGACCAAGAATTAACTTTGCAATATCAATCAATAGTCGATATTGTTGAGCATCACGACCAAAATTATCTGCTCTTTCAGCAGATGCAATATCAAAGCCTTTAAGCTTAGCTTCAGCATCAGTCAAAAGCTTTTGAGCTTCAGCTAATAAACCTTTACTAGTCAAATAAGGAATTTCTGCACGCAACTTATCAGTAGTAGCGCGCAACACGTTACCTTGCTCAGTAAGGTTCCAACCTTGCTTCATAATAACTTGCTTTTCTTCAATCAAGTTATCAGTCAGAGCACGGATGCGTGCATTATCAGACTTAACGTTAGCGATTTCCTCTTTGATCTTTTCAGCAGACTGGTTAGCAACATCTCGCTGCGCATCATTCAACTTAGACATAGATTCTTGAGCTTGCTGCTGAGCTCCTTTAAGCCTAGTATCAGCTTCAATTCTTTCACCCTCACGTTCAACGTTATAAGCAGAAGAATAATCTGAAGCAACACGTTCAGCAATATTAGTTGGCTGATACGTTACACCCTGAGGCGAAGCCCCAGGCGACTGCGTATAAGCCAACATAGGATTCAAACCAGCAGCTTCCATATCTTTAACTTGCGTTTGATACCTAGAAGCATACTGACTTGCAGAAAAAGCCTGCGCTTGTTGCGCAGACTCTTGTGCAGCGGCATTGCGATCAATGCCACCACCAACACTAGCACCAATAGCAGCCATACCGGGTACGCCAGAAGCGTACCCGAGACCCGCACCAATAGCAGACCAAATACTCATGATCAGAAATGGTCAATCAAACCAGGCACAGAATACATCGGCAACGGACGTGCAGCCGTTATATTAAAAAACGCGTCAAGCAAGAGCTGCTGACCATTAGCAGCAGAACCCACGGCAAGGTTACGTGCCAACGGCGGATTGTCTTGAATAAACGTGGAATTAAGCGTAGGCAACGAAGTAAATTTCTGAGAATAATGCCAAGCATCAATCGTACCTGCTGACGTAGATTTGAACAATCCTGTGATTTGGGAAGGGTTATAACGTAGTTCAGCCCATCTTTCCTGATAACCAAAAACATTGTTGTCATTCGATGATCCATCACAGTAAATCTCCTTGTTCAAAATAGCTTGTTCACCCAAATGAGCAAAAGCAGGAAAATAATAATCGTAACGGGTTGAACGAGACCAAAGCTTACGCAAACCTTGCTGGTAAGTCAGGTCAGCTCGCACAGAAGCAAAACCAATAATATGACCATGCTCAACAGCAGAATAAGTGAAACCATGACCTTGGTGCAAAAAAGTACCATAAGCAGCCAAATTACCAAGAGGTGCGGTAGTACCAGAAGCATTAGTACCGGAAGTCTGAGCAATAGGAGAAATATTAATAAGAGAAGAACCACCGCCCAAATACTCAGGACGCTGCAGGCGACTATCCGGGGACATTACACCAAAATGACTACGAACAATCTCGGTATAACGAGTACCACCTCGCGCATCGCGCTCGAGCAACTTCTGAATCTGAAAACTCTGACGCAACTGGTTAATAGTTGCAGCAGTAGCAGTAGACAAATCAGCCAAAAGACCGGTATTACCAGAACCAGAAACCCACTTTAAAGAACCAGCAGAAGCGCCAGGAAGGCGAATATTATTATCACCGCCGCTATTATTAATAGAAGCATAAGAAGCGTTCCCGCCGCCATCGCTGATAAAAACAGGATAGGGTTGAGATTCGTTACGAATAACAGGAGCAGTAGTACCTAAAGGCAAAGAAACAGAAGAACCCTTCTGTGGCCAAGGTAAAGCACTCGTAAAGTAATCATGTCGTTTACCACGACGCTGAAGAACATAATTAGTCGAAGGCGAAGTATCAGGACCATCACCCTTATCAACAACTAGAGAATTCTGCAAATTTTCGTCACGGTACCACTGGTTCCAAATCAGGTTGCAGCATCTAACAGGGAGCGCAGAATGTGTAACCGTATTACCAGCGCCCACTTGCCCGACAGTAGGCAACCCAAGATAGTCTTGCAATGATCCAACTGCATAACCCCCAGCTGGGGAAACTTGTTGCGGGATAGAGTAAGAAATCGAATCGGAAGGATTCTCCTGCTCCCCCATAAATTTAACCCAATTGTTCCAGACCAGACGATTAGGTACAAAGAAGAACTGCGTGTCGATATGGAGATTATCCATAACCGGAAAAATGGGGGTTGCCAAGCGACCGAAAAGCGTTGCATTAACGTTGAAAGTATCACCAGGTAGTACCTCTTCACACATAATAGGCACAAGATAGCCAGAATCAAAAGATGTTTTCAGAGTCTTTTGCATCTGAAAACGAGAGCGCGGAATATCCGCTTTAGGAACCATCGCAAAGCTATGCGATGACGCAGACTGGTTATGAAACATTAATAACTCCAAAAGTTAAAAAAAAGCACCCCGGAAGGGGTGCAAGGGTCAAACAGCGGCAACTGCTGAATTAATAACGTCCT